TTTAATATAAAACCACGTCGAGGATGTTTGATTTGGTGAAACTCAAATCCTTTAAAGTCTGCGTAATTTTTAACCCAATTAACAAACCGTTGATTACTTATTTTCGCTTGGTCCGAAAATTCCTTTCTAAACTGGTCGACAATATCGTTGGTGTAAATCTTCGCGTCCAATCCAATTGAATCATCCAAAATAAAATCGTAAAAATCTTTCGATGTCGATTGAATAAATCGTTTAATATTAACGTTTATCGATTCAGGTTTTATTAATCCAAATTTTAAGAATAAACGACAACAATTAATCATGTAATTATCAAAACGACTCCATTGTTCTGAATTCCACTCGTCAAAAAGTAACTTTCCAAACTCGTCTAAAGGCGTTCGATACTGGTTAAAATATTGGTATAATTCCACTTCGTGGCGTCGTCTATCATGTGACGAACCGGATCCGCTTAAAACATAATTAGTCGTAATTATAATTTTTGGCGATTTCTCGAACGGGATAAATATTTCATCTTTATTTTTTCGATTGACGCTTATTCCCTCAGTAATTATTGAAAACAAAGCCTCAAAGTTAAATTTCTTCTTTACATCATCGAACGCTAGGATTTGAGTGTCTAACCCAACACGCTGAAAAACGAACTCACCGCGAGCAGGATCGAACGACTTTCCATCGATAGTTACTGATTTTTTAAATTTTCCTAATGCTGTTAATAACAAGCTTTTTCCACTTCCTCCGTTTGGATCTCCCGTTGATATTTCTTGATCGTTAAAAATAATTGCCTTTTGATCTGTTTTTGATTTAAAAGAACTTATTAAATAACCGATAGTAGTTTCTAAAGTTTGAATTCTTTTGTTTTCATCCGCTGAAATCCTAGAAACAAATTTTTGAAAATCGTTTTCGTCTGATTCTGTAATAATATAATCACGGTCAATAATTTGATCCTTCCAAACATAAGCGTTACAATCTATATAATCTTTAAGAGTTGCCCCATCTTTTGTTACCTCAACCACTCCGTTTTGAAAATACAAATAAACAACCTCTTTTGTGTCGGACATCATTTTTAATTCTATCGAGTCCAGGAACGAAAGATATGTATCACTAAAATACTTTGTGGACGATGCGAGTACGTTCCAAATATCTAATTCAGATTTGTCGTAAAGGTAATTTAAAACAAAATCTTTTATTTTTGTTGCGGATGATGCTCGTACAATATTCTCGTCAATATTTATAAATAACGGAACTTCTGATTTCTCATCATTATAAAATTTATAGAATCCTTTCTTTTCTAAAAACAACTTAAATTGAACGTTATCTATAACGATTCGACTTCCTGTTTTCGTTTCGATTTCGTACCAAAATACAATCTCTTTTGAATTGTTTTTAATCGACTCGATAACTTCTTGGTCGGCTTGTGGAATTGCGTCCTTAATCTTTTCGATTGGGACGCCTTTATGTAATTGCGTCTCGATCTGTTTGTAAGTCTGCCGGTCCTCAAAGTATTTCGATCCATGACTCGCTCTATTTCGGTAAGCTGATTTGATTAGGTTAGTCACTTCGCTTTCGGGCATGGATCCCATTACAATTTGGGATAGTATTGTCGACTCTGCTACAAGTTGATCGATGCCGTAATCGTTAAAGGCCGACGCAAGTACAAAAAGGTTGTTATTTCGTTCACCTTCGATTAGTCCAAAATTATCGTTCCACCATTTCAAAAGGCGCGATATAATTTCGCTTGATTGCGTTAAAACGATTTGGGGCTCTCGTTCGGTGTATTGGTATCCTTCCTCTTCCGCTTTGTTTATGAAAAGCTTTGAATCGTAGTTAATGTAAATAGTTGGATCGTAAGACTCAAAACAAGCGCGGGAAATGTTTTTGCAAGACTTATCGAAATAATCCGATTCGAAATATTTTTCAAGACCTCTGAAATAGAGTTTATATTCTTCTTTGTCGCATTCCGGTATTTTAACCAACGCTTTTAATCCGTTGCCGCTTGGAGAGGTAAAAACGCTTAAAACATATTCATCTGATTCTAATTTTTTACGCCATTCTTTGAACGTCTTGTCGTCTTTGAAATCGTCGAAGTCCAAAGAACAAATTCCGGACGACTTGATTAATGAGTCGTCCTTACGCGCTGAGAATGTACCCGCAAACAAAATACATGGTAACGACTTTTTTAGTTCGTTTCGTTTTTCTTTATCTGACTCGTTTCTAATTTTTTCTAATAAAGCTTTAGAGGATCCGTTTTTAATCCTTCCAAGTATCTTTTCGATGCTAACCTGAAAGTCCCCCAATTTTGGATTAAAGAGGCTTTTGTAAACTGTGATTTGTGTTTCCTTCATGTTGTGTTTTTTAAAGTTGTGGTCGGCTAAAATATAAAATTAATTGTATCCGCCCATATCTTAAACCCTTTATTTTATTACTCTTATTTCTTCTTTGGGCTACTTGGCGGAGTAAACTAAGGAAAAATAAATAAATAATAAATAAGTAATAATAGAGAGAATAAGGGAGGTGCTTTTTACTGCCTAGTCGCCGAATAACCTTTTCCGTAGTGGTGTTTACATAGTCCTTTTGAAAAAACTTTGTTGTTGCAATTATTAACCATACACCTAATGTCCTTTATTTCGTATTTTCCTTGCATTTTAAGCATTCTTTCACACTCTTCGACCTTTTCCTTAAGATTCGGGTCAAAACCTCTTAGAGCGTCTTTAATTTTATTTTCTGAATGAATTGCGGTTGCGTGATCCTTTCCGAAATAACTTCCCACTTTTTGATACGAAAACCTAGTGTATTTGTAAAGTAAATACATTCCAATCTGTCTTGCTTGTACTATATCACGTCGTCTTGTTTTCGACATTATAGTTATTCGGTCTAATCTCGACACAGACGAAACAACTTCAATTATATCGTTTATGTTATAGATTATCATCGAATTATCATCGAAATAAACTTCCACTTCTTTTTCTATTTCTTTAATTAAGTCGCTAATTCCAAAAGTTTCGCCTTTCAGTTTGGAAGCCGCTCTCCATACCATCTTTTTATTTAACATTCTTCGTTGTGTTTTTTAATAAACTTGTAAGAGCATTTTTTACAAGTCGTTCCGTTGTGTTTTAACTTTACCCCGCAAAACTCGCAAAAGAATTGCGGGAATAAAGAAAGTTGAATTTTCGGGTTAGGTTTTTCGTTAGGCAATTCTAAAAAGTATCAGTTATTTTCGATTCGTATTCATCAAGTTTTTTAATGAATTTAGTTAGTCCCGTTTCGAAATCTTTCAAATCGTCTTTAATATCCTCGCGGTGAATTGTTACGATGTGAATCGGCCTAATCTCGAATCTTGGATCGAACGATACAAAATACATTGTTTCGATTGTTTCAGCCATTGCGAAATAATGGTAAACCTGATATTTGTATTCTGCGGGAACTCTATTTGTTCGAATGTATTCAACGTGTTTTTTAGTCGATGGACATTTAACCTCAACGCCTGCCATTGGGATATTCGCACCGTCTAAAATCAATCCGTCCGGTGAAAGGTGACAACCAGGTAATTTATCATTTGTTACTAATCCAAACGATTCGACTTTTAAATCTTGTCTATCCTCGAACTCAGCGATTGCGATTGGTTCAAGGTCAATCCCTCTTTGCATTGCTTCGTTTACAAAATTTTCTTCGATGTGGTCCGAATGTCTCTCGGCGATAAGTTCATCGATTAAAGGTAAATTGTTTTTGGCAAACGCGGATTTAACGCGCGTTCCACCAATTGAACCTTTTCTTAATTCGGTCCATTCTTTCGTTCTTTGTTCTAACTCCTTAACTAAGTTCATTTTTCATTGTGTTTTTAGTGTTAATAATTTCTTTGTGATTCTTCTCGTCTGAATTTAAAGACTTCCAAATCGATTGAAGGTCTGATAAATCCAACGCTCCTTTTAATTTCTCGATCGCTTCGGTTGGGTCGATGTTCGCTTTTGGTTTTACTTGTCTAACTCTTAAAGCGTCGGTCGTTTCTCCAAATGCCGAAACTTTCTCGGTTCCAAGTAAAATTGTTTTTCCGATCCAATCCTCAACGTACGGCGAACCGTGAACGCTTGTAATTGTTTTCGCGTTTGTTTTGTTACAAATCATACCTTTGTCGACTTGCTCGAAATAAAGAACCATACACGACTCTTTTCGTCCCGACTGTCCTTCGACCTCTTCGTTTTTAACTTCGACGATTGTTAATTCTAAATCGTCACCATCTATTGAGTACCCGCCTAAATACTGGTAATCAAAATTGTTTTTCCAATGTGTTTTACTCATTTTTGTTGTGTTTTAAGATTATGAGATTAAAGTTATAAAATACTTTTTAACTGAACAAATTTATTCAATAAAATTTATATTTCTACTTCCGATCCGTCAGTTTTACGAACTATAATCGTTGCGTCGCATAATTCGCAAAATTTTTTGAACTCGCTTAATTTCATTGTTTCGTCTCTGACTGATCTATGAAACGACGTCGAATGTGTTCTAATTTGTTTCGCGATCGAATCGACTGAATTCGGTTTCGCTATTTCGTTTAGTTGTTTTTTCATGTTAACGTGTTTTGTATAATAATTCTAATGTTTTGCGGTATCTATCTTGCAACCTGGTTAACGCCGCTTTTTTAATCTCCCAAATATGATAACGTATTTTTGTTGTTGCTATCATATTGAATTGGTTATTATACCACTCTATTGATTTATAGGCCGCTTGTGTTTGTTTCTGCATGAAGTCGACCGAATTAGCTATATCCTCCAATAGATTAATCGTTGCGATTCGATATGGATCATCATAGCTATATTTTGCCATTTCTTCAACCCTTCTTTGAATTTCGTTTTTAATTGCGTTCATTTTGTTTATTTGTATTTAAAGTGATTCGTTTGCGAAGTCTATTAATTTTTCCAATTCATACGATGCGTTCTCGTCATCTTTTAACCTTTCTCTAAGTTCAAACCTATAAGGCATGATTTTAAAAGGCTTAACATATTCGTTATTTCTTAACTGTTGCTCGTATTTAGCAATGTTTTGTTCTCTAAGTTCTTCGTAGTTCATTTTGTTGTGTTTTTAAATCGATGATGTAAAGATAATCAAAAAAAGTATTCAGTGAACAAAAATATTCACTTAATCGCTATTTAGAATGATTACAAATAAGAAAAGGTGACCGAAGCCACCTTAACACTTAAACACAACTTTGCCCCTTAGATCGGGACTAAAGAATCTTTATTCTCCTATTATCTTAATAGCTTGTTCGTCATCGATTAAACCTTTCGATACTAAATAACAAGCCGCAACGATTTGGATAATCCTAACCGCTAATTTTGCGAATTTTCTTTGTTTGGCGTTTGTTGTAACTGAATTAACAATGTTATCTAACTTCGCGCCTTTTGGGATTGCTCCGTATATGTTTTTAATCCACTTCATAATTACTTAATTTCGAAATGTGGGCGATCTAACCATCCTTTCCAGTTCCCCCCCCACTCTAACTTAACACCTTCTAAGGCCGCCGCTTGTAACATACAAACCGCAACTTTATTAAATAACAGCTCTTGTTCTTTTGGATCCATAGTGTAAACGTTTTCACCTTTAACGTACGGAATCACATCGACCGCTTTCCCGCTTTGGTGATATGATTTTTTATCGTATCCATCATATTTAGAAAAACTATTCTCGAACAATTTGTTTTGCTCGTCAGCTGTTCTTAAACCTCCAAACTCAGGAATTGACATATCAACACCGTCTTTTTTTCTTGATGCGATACGAATCGCTCTAAATAAAACACGTACGATTTTCTCGTCTACGCCTTTCATTCTGTTTAACGATGTTTGTCCCCACTGGTATTTTTGCGCCATTGTTTAGAAGTGTTTTCACAAATTTAAGCTTTTAGCCCAACTAACCGCGTCTTTCTCGGTTGTAAAAAATCTAAGTTTAGGACTTTTTAACAATACTTTCGCTAATAAATTAAGGACTTTAACACCTAATTTGTAAAACTTTTCAACCGCTTTTTTATCTGCTAAATAAACAACGCCAATCACGTCAACGCCTCCAATTGCTTTATTTGTTGTAAACGTTTTCATTGTTTCGGGTTTAATCTTAACGGATGAATGAATAACACCGACATACTTCCTAATAAAATGAGATTTCGATAGTTTCTCTTTTTCCCAAACGATAAGATCCGATACGGTTTGATCTATTATTGAATTATGTTTGTATGTAACAATACATACGTCCCCATCTAACTCGTACTTTATTACACTATTTTCAAACATAGCTTTAAAATACGAAAAATAAATATCGAAATTAGTAAGAATAACCCAATTCGTTGCGAGGCGACTTTTCTATCCTGTAAATAAATCAACAACACGAATCGCCAAAAATGTTTCATAATCCGCAAAATAACGGATTTTTATCAATTTTTGTTACGACTTTTTACTTAGATTTTTTAAATAGTGATTTTGCCGTCTTAATTATCGGAATAAGACCCGCAACACATGAAATTGCCAACGACGCAATAGTAAACCATTTTTGTGTGACATCTACCATTTCAACTTTGGGGGCTTCAGTAACAAACTTAACAACTGTAACACCTTCCGGAATAGAATCCAGCCCAACCATCATCGCGCAAAATGATATAACCGCGAAAACATAATCAGATATAAGATCAATAAAACTGTCGTTCATTCGTTTAAAAGTCTGCATCTAAAATTAAGTTTTTTCGGTGTGAAATAAAAATAATATTTATTCCTTTTCATTTACGAACCTAATCCATAAAATGTTTAATAAACTCGATACAATACACCCTAGCGTTAAGAAATCGAAAATATTTGTTTCATATCTATCTCCAATTAAATTATCTAACAAGTCCCCGCAACAAACCGCGAACCAGGATTCAATCAACCAACGAAACAATCCTTTTTTGAAAGGTCTATAAAAATAAAACCTATACAAATGTATTAATAAAGAAGAAAATAAAAACGACGAAAGAGATTGAAAGCAAAAGAACGCGTTCCAGTAACCGTTATCGCTTGTTGGGAATAAAACATTTGCAATTGTTGACCCGAAAACATCCGAGCATATCGCCAAAACTAATAGCGACAAAAGAACGTCGTTTTTTACGTTATTTCTTAACCCGTTTTTTTGGATGTGTTCGACGAACTGGTTTAAGTGTTTTTGAAACATATTTGTTTTGTCCTTTTTTTGAAGCCATAATATTAACAATTTGTTTTTACATAATTCTGATTAAAGTCCTTATATTTTAATTCTAAAGGTGCTAAATGCGTAACGTCTTTATAGTCGATCGTTTCCATTGAATCAAATACAACTTGTTTTTGAATATAGTCTTTTTTGTGATTATTTAGGTTATAATCTGTAAAAAATAAACTATTTGCGAAGTTGTGGTATTCGATAATTTGGTCCGTAATACAATCGGGAATGTGCATTGTTTGACATGAATACGTATTAATCAATTCGGATCTAACTTGTTTCGAATCTCTATTTGCATATAATACAAACTCTTGTTCGTATTCTGTTTGTCTATTTCCGAAGAAACCGCGAACACGTAAACCGTCTAACCAATTAAGATTCGTAAAATCAAAATCAAGGTGACGCAAATAACCATTTTGAACCGATTGGATACGAAACGTTCCGTTTGCTTTGTCTTGTGTATATTCATTTAATTCAAATGGAATTGAATACGTTGTTTGTGATCCTGTTAAAAATACTAAATCTACTTTAATTCGGTATGTTCCTGGTCCTTCAAGTAACAATACTTTTTGCCACTGAATTTGCACTCCTTTGTAGTTTGGATATTCGCTAAACGCTCCGAAATCGTAATATATTCCGTAATCGTCGTTAACGATTGGCAAATCTGTAACGCCATTTTTTTGTAATGTTAAAGTTATTGTTTCGCTTGAAAAATTCCTTTTAAATAGAAAAGAATTAATGTCGTTTTTCCACTCATCGTTTGAACTCGATGAAGCTAACACCGGAGATTGATAACAACACTCGTCTAGTTCCTCATCGACTATCGTTTGTGGTTGTTGTGGTGTTGTTGGAACCGAACAAATCGATTGTGTTACAATTGGATCGTCTCCCAAAGCTCCACCAGTTGACCCAACACCTAAATCAATCCAACCCGCATTCCCTCCACTTAAGAACGCCCATTCAGTTGCCTCAATAGGTGGGTCGGGTGTAATAGGTGCGACATCTTGGTAAGTGTATAATATGTCGCCCGTTGTCGAGTCAAAAGTATAGATGTGTTTATAATCGGCGACCTCCGCCCCCATGTCGTCTTGAATCTCCACACCTACGATTAACTCTAAGTCTTGCGTCTCGTCAAAGTTTACAAAAAACGCACCGTAAGCACTCGCACCAGTTGAACCACCCGAAGGAATATCGTTGATTGGAACTTCTAAGTTATCAAATCCAAATCCCATTCCCTCGATTCCGTACAAGTTCGACGAATTAGATTGTAAAAAAGCCCCTCTATTTTGAGAGTTTACAACGTTATCATACTGAGCGTTTAAATTAAAAAAGAATGGATTCCAAGAATCTTGAACCCCTCCCAATTCGCAAGCGTCAATATTTGTCCCGTCAAAAGTACAATCTGAAAATTCCCAACTATTCAACGGTATAGTATAAAAGGGGTTTATCTCTAAAAAATAATCCCCCGTTAATTGTTCTACTCCCCCAACTTTAACCGACTGTATCGCGCAACGATATTCATCCGTTCCCGTTGTTGTTGACGTTTGGAATAAATCTTTAATATAAAAGTATGCTTTCGTCATGTCTTAAAGATAACATTTTTTAAGGTACATCATTAACAATACTAGAGCTTGTCATTGAATACATGATATAAATACAATTAGCAGCACTTCCGCTATCTTGTAAGAACGGGTATGTATCACCGTCTCCCATTCTCCACCAATGAACAGGATCAGAAGTTAATCCACTTAAATCTAAAGGAACGCCTCCATTGTAAATGCTAGAAATATTTGTGCTTTCGTCACTATCCCAAACGGCTAGTTCGTCAATTTTACAATTGTTTCGCATATAATCGCTACTGTTATACCTTCCAACTCTTAAATTTACACCATTTAAAGCGGTTGTTATTCCGAAGTTACTATTGCTATTTATTGTTGTCTGTTGCACTCCATCAATAAACATTTTAAAACGGCTGTAATAATCACTAATACTTCCACTTGATGAACCCGTAGTTCCACCGTCATACGTAATCATGTAATGATGCCAATCTCCATCATTTGATAAACTACCAACGGGGCTTTTAAATTCTAAATTATTATTATTAGTTCCGTACCTAAAAACTAACTGTTGCCTAGCCGTATTATTACCGTTCCAATACATCCAAATATGATTTCCATTAGCAACATCATTAGAACCATAATAAAAAATAGTTTGTTCTTGGTTGTTACTACTTCCCGCTTTGAAATAAAATGAAACTGTCCATGCATCACCACTTCCTGAACCGTTTCCAGTTCTTCCAAGTGTTGAATCTAATAAACTAGCGTTAGCCCCTAACCAATCATTTTGCTGAAATATTACGCTTTTTGTATTAGCAAAAGGAGGATTTGAAACTGTTAAAACTATTGTTTCTGAATCTTCACCATTATAATTAATCGCTTTTACTGGGATATTATAAGTTCCTGCCACTAAACTTGAACCGCCTATAATTTTTCTATTGTTACCATCAACAGTCGTTATTCCCGAAACGTTTGATAAATCCCATTCATAACCAACCCCAAAATTAGCTGTTAATTCATAATTAATTATTGAACCCTCTACGCTATTAATCGTTAACGGGCTTGTTATTGATGGTAAGTTTGTTGTAGGTGTTCCTGAACTTGCAAAAATAGCGTTTAATTGATTACAAACTTCAACCGCTGTTCCCGTGTATGGGTTGTCGTTTTCATCTACAAAATTTGTATGATCTGCATTAGAAACAATATCAATTTGCCTTGCTAAATCTGTTATCGATACCGTAGTTGTTGGAACGCTTGCTTGTAAACTGTTTACAAATTGCGCCCCGTTTGCATCTTCAATGAATATCGAGTTCGCAGCCTGATCTTTATAAATTTTAATACTCATTTTTTTATCGCTTTATTACTTGAATAACTGAACCCGCATTTGTAACTGTTGCATTTGACGTACAATAAACTTGCAATTTTATAGGGTTGTCTTTTGTGTTAGTATCTCCCATGTAAATTAAATCAGGAACTAAGCTAAATCTATAATCCTGACCCGAACCACTATCTAAACGCCCAATAATTTTTTCAAGCGTGTAAGTTCCTCCCCCATTACCTAATTCATACCTAAACCTTAATTGTGCGTTGTTAGTATTTGGGTTAATAGTATAATCATTACGAACAAGAATAGTATCGCCTAAATCTAATTCTGTAACATCAATATAACCCGTTGAAGTGTCCATCAACTCAGTTACTCCTGTCGGTGGGTAATTCTTGTTAGTAAAAGCACCTAAACCGTCATTAGGCAAATCTGTCCAAGTGTCTGCGGTAATACTAAACCCTCCCGTTGTATCATTGTAATCAATAAAACCGTTTTGCGTACCGTTGCCGTTATTCCCCGCGGGCTCTTGCAACGCTCCTTTATAAACTTTTCCCATGACTTAGTATGTATCTTGATTATCAATCTGTGAATAATACCCCGTTATGGTTCCCGCGCTTGCTCCCGATCCATCGATTGTGAACTTTGCGTAATTAGATATAATCGAATCGATTTCAATTGTAACTGAACCACTCGCGCCACTTATTGGAATCGATGTAACTCGACTTCCATCGGTTGGATCAACGAAAGGAAATTCGTCGAAATTCGTGCCGTCCATCGATACCCCTAAACCAAAAGATGCGGTCCCACTTAAACCGGACCAAACCAATTGAAGCGCAACCGCGTAATTTGCTGATAATTTTTGATCTGAATCGGGACTAGTTGTTATGTCTGCCGAATCAAATATTTTTAAATTTTTATTTGCCATCGCTTTTTTGCTTTAAATCTAAAGCATCTTCAACGACTTTGAATAGATTTTCGACGGTACTCTTATGTTTATCGATATCGGTTAAACTCCCGTTGAATTTTACCCCCGTATAAACTAATTTCTTTATCGCTTCTAATGCTTCTTTTTCTGTTAATTCTTTTTCCATTTGTTTATGATTTTAATTGTTTGTTTATGTGTTTGGTATTCCTACAACTTCAAGACTTCCTTCTGGGAAAATCTCTTCATCGTAAAAATATTGAATTAAAAATCTGTTTTGGTCCTCAATCATTCCGTAAACATAACCTTTTTCAGATTCAATGAAAGGGTATTTATCAGAACCATCTTCATTAAAAACCTCTACTGTGTAACTTGGTTTTAACTCTTTAATTTGTACGTTTGGGCTCGTGTGTTGCTCTGTGTAATCACCAATCCAAATGTTTAAATTAATTTGCCATTTTAAATATACCCCGCCTTGAATGTCAACGGGTGCTTTTAACCACGCTGTCACCTCTGTGCCAACTGGCAATTCAGTTTCGATTTTATCTCCGAAATTAGTATACTGAACTTGTGTTAATTTTAGCGTTTCGCTTGTTGTAATTTTTATCATGTCTTATGCTGTTGTATTATCTATAATTAAACCTGTATTTGCTAATTTAGTTAAAAGGTCAGCTAAAGCCGCATTACCACCTCTTGAACCTGTTATTGTTTGTTGTGCAACTGGTGCGGTCCCGTAGAATCCTAAATCCCCCGAAGAATCACAAACCATAACGTCACCTTTTAGCGTTATATCTTCCGTTGATATTGGGGCATTTCCACCAATAACTAAACTACCTGACGCCCGTACATAGCCCTGCTCTAAAAGCCAAATTTGTTTTGTACCTAAAGCAAGATCAAAGAATATATCGCGAACATTACCACTATTGTAAAATTCAAAATCATGTTGTAAAGGTATTTTAAAACCTGCCACACCTGTACTGCTTGCGCCTAATGTTAGCGGACCTCTCCAAAAACCTCCAGTATCACGATTAACTTTAAATTGTACCCCTAAACCGAATAATTGATCTCTAACCGCCAAAGCTCCGTTTGTGTCAGTTGATGAAATTTCAACCCCCGCTGTGTTTGAGAATGATGCGTAAGTTTGAAAAGTTCCTGTTTGGCCTTGAATAACAAAAATATCGTTCGATATTGCATTATTACCGTCAAAAGTTAATGTGTTTGAACTCATATCGTGACTGTAGTTACCCAACAACGTTAAACCATTAGTATCCAAAATATTACCTCCTGACGGTATGTCAGAAAGTAACGCAACAACTCCCGTTTGATCGGGTAAAGTGTATTGCCTATTCGCTGTCAATGTATCAGGAACTAACGACCCCAAAAACGAAGCGTTTTCAAAATCAACCGAATCGCCCGCAGTTACTTCGATGTTTTGCCCCGATGTAGTGTTGGCCGTTCTTAATGTGTTAGATAATCCATTCGCTAACGTATCTAAAATATCCTTTAACAAACCGTTGTGGTCCGATGGTTGTATCGATTCGTCAGGAGCTAAATCATCTAATAAAAGATCGATAGCCGCGTCGACGTTTGTCCTATTTCCTAAGTCTGCCATAATTATGCGTATTGGTTACCGTATTGCGCTCCATAAATACCAGGCGTTGCAAGGTTTTTATAACCTATTCTCGCCGATGTTTTATAGCCAACACCGTTTAAATTTAAAAAATTGTTATCAATTAAAACGGATAAACGAATCTTTGTGTCGCTTATCTTTTCAATTTTACATTTTGTTTCGCCGCTAATTGGTTTTAAAATACCGTTTACGTTATCCAAATCAGTCGATAACATTTCGATTCCTTTTATTCCCCCTTGTTCGTAAACTTCGATCCTAATAACTCCGAAATAATCAGCAATATCACCAACATTCCCGAAAGTATCTTCCAAATCGAAATCAGCCTCAATAAGTGTTGCATCGTCTTGTAAAATTGCGTTTGTTCTTACTCCGTTAACATCTAATCCCGTATAAAGGTCAACCGTTTTTGATTCGTTCCAATGGTTAATTGATCCGTCCCAAATGTCTGATTCCTCATAAGTACGAACGTAAATGTTCGATGAGTTTTTAGTATTAACTAATTCACCACTTGTGTTTAATTCTGTTTGTAATGAAAATCTAAGTTTCCAATCGTTAAAAACAGAATCCAAACGCGCCCAGTTTTGATTCCTCCCATTAAATGTTTTGTTTCCGTCTACTAAATCGTTTGGAACGTTTGCGTTTTCGATCCAGTATTCCCAACGTGGACGAAGTGCGTAACGCATCCAATAAGCTTTTTTAGTCCCAACATCTAACGTTTGATCCCTAACAACTTGAATTAAATTCTTATCGACTCCGCTAGCCATTTGAAAACCTCTAGTCGTATCGACTGAAATTTGTTGGACATCATTGGAATCAACTGGAAACCCTGTTGTGTCTATTGAGTAATTTTCACATTCGAAAGTTTCACCGCTAACAGTGTTAAAACCTTCTACAATAAAACTAATTGAGTCTAAAGTCTCGTTTTTACTTGTATCTAAAAAGTATAAGCTTTGCGTTAACACCTCATCCTCAACACAACCAAGTAATGTTGGCGTTCCGCTATTATTTACCGATTGAATATGGTTTAAAAACTCGATTGAAGCATCACCAACAACAAATTGTGTTGGTTGTTCTCCTAAAGTGTTAAAGTCACATTTTAAACTAACTCTATCCGATAAATTAGTCGCTAACGTTTCGTCCGCCAATGATACATAAACACAATAATTCCAATCAGACTGATTGATTGAATCGAAATATAATCCAAAGTCGCTATTAGGTTGGAATTGTCCATTTATGTAAACTGTATCACCAAAGTTAGATATTGAATCGAATCGAATATCCATAGCCGCACCACTAGCGTTTTGAAAACCTAAATTAGTGAATTGCCCCGTTGATTGGTTAATTGTTTGGCTTAAATCGTTAAACAATAAGTTTTTATAGTTCTCTAAATTATTCTCTTCGATTAAAGTTTGATCGAAAGGAATAGTAAAAAATCCTAATTTATACTCAGACGTTGCCGATGCTCCTGGTTGATTTAATACAATTTGGAAATTAGTCGGTTCGTCTTTTGATATTACCGAAGTGTTCGCGCCCCCTGTTGTTGTGTATGTTACACCTATAACATTGTAATTATTATCGCCACCGTTGAAATTCTCATCAAACCAACCAACATTCCCGTCCAAAGCTGTTTCGCTTGAATCAGTTTTAACAAAAACATTCGGGTTGTTTATTTCAGGTAAAAACGTTAATTCGAAAACGTCTGTTAACGATTCGTTATCAAATAAAAACGAAGGAGACGTATTATTTTGGAAATCCGATAAACTGTCATAAAACGGTATTATTTGGAAATCTATTGTTATTCTAAAACTTTGCGTTACTCCTGACTTACCTAATCCAATTATAGAGGCATTAAAAACAGAATGTCCCGAATTAAAACCAATTGGATTAAGAGGAAAAACCGTAACTAAATCAGTCGGATCGATTCCCGTAACCTCGAATCTAGGTGTTGTATCATCAATTAATGAGTTTAACGACCCCGATTGTAAATTACTATTCGCTATTAAATTATAATTTAAAACTAATCCGTCGACATTATCGCTAGTTTGTATTATTAAATTAGTCGATGTTTCCGTCCCGTTTGTAAAAGGATAATTAAAAGCGGGCGGAAAAGTACCCGATGTTAACGAAATACGCATTCTAGTAGGTGTAAGCAGTGTTATTGTACCCGTTCCCGCGTAAACAACTGGACCACCTCCCGGATCGTATGTAGTAGCGAAAGCAATCCCCGCACCATTAATAAAACCATCATCGAAAAATGAACCGCTAGACCTAACAAATTCGTTCGTTCCGTCGGACTCAGTAGAAACCGAATAACTCGATTCAAATTCCACCTCAATATCAACGTCTAGTTCTAACGTGATTCGATCGCCTACGTTACCAAGTAACCACGACGTTTTTTCTGCACGAAATTCGTTTGTGTACTCTCTACGTGTTATTATTGCGCCCATACTTGTTAGTTAATTCGTCAATAGATTGTTTTACCTTAACAATATCGCCACTTTTTTTGGCATTCTCAATAATCTTGTTTGACTCTTTAACAAGCTGTTGCAATTTTACTTTTTCATTGTTAGGAATTTCCGGCAAAACCTTATCTAACATTGAATTCAATAAATTTGGTACGTCTTTAGTGTCTTTTGCGAATTGTTCCGCAAGTTTTAAAGACTGTTCAAAAATATTATTGCCCTTCATTAAATACTAATTTAAGGTTTTTTGTGTAAAGTTGTTTTATTTTATATTGAATACTTGCTAAACCGATTTGAAAATCCCATTCAATCGATATAATTTCACCCGTTCGGCCATCTTCTAAACTAAATTTATTATTCGACAAAACCTTGTTCCAATCATCCAAACAAAACGGAACTTTCTCGGCCGTCTCCAAAATATGTTGGTTGTGGACCGTTTGACCCGTTGTTGTATCGGTAACCTCTGCAAATGATTCTATTACGTGGAATTTTTCCCAAAGTTCTTTTGCTGTAATTTGTTCGGAATCCATTTCCTCCGCTTCGATTATTAGAAACTTATCAACCGTAATTGTGTCGGCGGATAATTGCATCATTCCTTTACGATCAGCAATTAAACCGCCTAGATTTGAACTACCACCAAAAAAACCAATTACACTGTCCGCAATATCTCCAAGTGTTTTTAATAATTGCTCGTATTCTGTTAAACTATCTTTTCGAGTACCTAACGCAAAAGGAGGGCGAATTTGTGCTAACCCCTTACCCAATTGCAGTTTTTTGTTGTTTGTCGTAACTGGTTCAGCTATTACCTGGTAATTAGTCCCCTCAAAATTCTCTAAACTGTTTTGATCTTGTATGTCCGTTTGAAACGATATAAAATAATTCTTTAAAAACTCGCCCGTATTATAAGCGAACTCGCTTCGTCTTATCCCTTGATTTGTTTCTACGTTTGGCAAAATGTAAGTTGATAACGAACTCCAATAATCACGACGTTCGAATCTAAAAACTCCGCCCTCTATTTTGTAATCAGCGTTGAAAGTTTCTAACATTACGCGAATAAAGTCGCCAAAATTATAAATTGCTGATTGTTGGTTAGGATGTCCGAAATCGTCCGTTGCTCCAAATAATCCACCACGCTTTGATTTGTTTGGAAGGATAACCGCTTTACTGAATCTAGGATCGTCGAAAATAGTTGATTGAAATCCTAACCCTAAATAAGTTAACCCAACTTCAAACAATCTTTTTATCGTCATTGCTCTGTATCTCCTAACTGGTGGGATAAACTGATTTATTAAATCCGTAACCGTTTGTATTAAAGCGATAACTATCGCCGTAGTATAAGCGATTTGAGCAACTAAACGAATTGAATTAGCTATAATCTTACCAACATTAAAAACTGGAACCCCTAAAGCCGAAAACGACGGGACTGTTGCTTCTATTAAATTACTTGTAGCCTCTGCAATGTCTTTAATACCTTGTATTAATTCCCTTTGTAATAAATAAATCGCAATAGTTAATTGACCAACTATAAACGCTTCGGGTCTAAAATTTAAAACATAAGGTACATTCACATAATCGGAACTTTGGATAAAACCTTTTTGACGTAAATAACCAAATGAGAAACCGTCGGCAACCTCGTTTAGCCAATCTGAACCATCTGATTTTACAATATTCGCTATTACTTTCTCACATTCTACAAAGTTAGCGTCGTTAGTTAAATCGATCATTCCATCAAACACATTTTGAGAGTCTAAACCGATTTTATACGGTATCCCCTCAAATATTCCGACTCCACCGTTTAACCCATCCTCAACGATTTGGTTGATACGTTTCGCATCTTCTAAAACGAACTCGATCGAACTTGTCGAAATCTCTTGTTCGTCTTGTCCTTCTCGCGTTCCCCATTGCGCTAACAATTTTAATTCGGGTAAATTCGCGGGCGTTCCTCCTGGTTGGCCGTCTAACTCAAAATTTATGTTAAGGTTTGACATTTATCAAATACGATTTTTAGTTACTCTATGTCTGTTTATTAGTCTCTTATTACCTGATTTTCTCTCATCTATAAAGTCCATGACGCCGCGAGTAACTTTTTCAACATCAACGATTTGTTCCGGCTTGTTCTCGATCGCTTTTCTTGTCGCTTTCATTTCATCTAATAATCTTGGATCACTTCCCCCCGATTGCATTACTTGTAACGCGTTAACTTGTGGTTGCATGAAGTTCGAACCAATCATTCCTGAATCGATCGCCTTTGTTAAAGCTACAAAGTTACCTTTTCCAAATTTAGCCATTGTGGACCCTTTCCAAATACCTTCATTCCCCTCAACTAACACTGGAATTCCTTTCCCTCTTTTCGCGTGCGATTCACCTCGAACAACTCCATTACTTATCGAATTACCTCCTTTCGCTCCGTTCTTATTCGCGTCCATGAAATCTGAAACATCCCCATGTTCACCCGTACCCGTACCGAACGATAGTATTGCGCTCTCTAACCCTTGTAAGATACTAAAGTCTCTTAAAACTGATACTAACGCGCTCTCATCACCCGATGCAGACGCCGCCGAATATGCAGAATATAAAGCGCGAATTTTATCCAATTGGATTTGCTTTTTCTGTGATTGAATCTTCTTTTGTTCGATTTCCGCCAAGGCTTGTTCCTCAAATGCTAAATTATTCTCCAATCCCGCTTGTGCCCTTGCTTCTTGTCTATCGACGATGGCTTCTTGTTTATCTTCTAATCGATCCAACTCGTTTATTTGTTTGTCCAATCTCATTTGGAACGAATCAAAAACAGCTTGCGCGGTTGCGTCTTGAATGTCTTGGATTTTATCCGCCTTTTCTTTTTCTGCGTCAATTGCGATTTTATTTTTTAATCTCGCTAATTCTAGTTCCTTATCAATTGCATCACGTCCCGACGCTTTTTCTAAATCAATCTCACGTTGTAACTGCTCTATTTTTAATTTAGTTAGTTCCTCGTTTATTTCTTCTTGCGTTGCCTCAGATTCTAGTAAATCAATCTCACGCGCTTTTTGCTCTCTTGCGTCTTGACGCTCTAAGGCTTGGATATCAATTGTTTCCCTATCCTCTACACCTTTTCGGCGAATCTCTGTTTTTTGTTTTTCTAAAGCCTGAAACTCTTCCGAAGTTTTCTTAAACAACTTTTGTTGTTCCTCTATTTCTTCAATTGCTCTTTTCTCTTCTATCTTTTGAAGTTCTAAAGCTTGTTGTTTTTCATTCTCGATATTCTTCGCGCGTAAATCTTCTAATTGGTTGAATACCTCTTTTCGTAATTCTAAACGTTGTCTATCAAGATCGATTAAAGTTTCGTTTAATTCGCTTTCTTGCGTTCTTGCTTCTCTTACAACTTCCAATAATCTACCTTCCAATATTTCAGAAAGTCCAATCGCTCTGATCTTTTCGTTTAAAACCTTAGCGTCACTTGTCTTTATTAAGTCATCTATATCTATTCTAGTTTTTGCGACTCTTTTGATCTCTGCAACTTCTTCGCCTAAAACTTTACGTTGTAATCTTTGTGTTTCAAGTATTAACTTTCGACGCTCATCGAATCTTTTCTTTTCATCTGCTATTAATCGTTCGTTTACAGATTTTTGATTGTCGAACCCATCGATTAAAATGTCCAAGTTCTTTTCCAATTCGTCTTGTAACAATTGGTTCGCAACTCTTCTAATCGCTAACGCTTTTAATTCGGCGTCTTTCTCCGCTTCTATAAACTCGATACGCTTGTTTGATAGTTCTTGTTCATCCTCTCTTGTTTGAGTTTTTCTATCTTTCTTAAACTTGAATAACGCTTCTTCAACTGCTAATTCTCTTCGAACTATCTCTAAGTTTTTCTCCGCCGCTTGACTTTGTAATCTCGCCGCGTCTTGGATCGCCTGAGTTCTCTCCGCGAACGATTTAGTTGCGTCCGCTTCGATTTCTTCCGATTTTTCACTTTCGGCGTTTAAGCGCGCTACTTCTTCACGTAACCCGATAAAATCTTTTTCATTCTTTCTTATTTGGTCCCCAATAGCCGCGAAATCGTTAGCCGCTTTTAATGCCGCTTTTCCTATTCCGTCGGTTTGTTCTTTAATTGTATTTCCTAAATCTTTGAACCCTTTCCCAACCTTTTCAAGTGCTTTTTGTACTTTCTCAGGTGCGCCAGTTGTTAAACCGATAAAACCTTCTAAAGCCCCCGTTAAGGACTCAGCCGTTGTTTTTCCAACTTGATCCCCAACCTTTGCAAATCTCGACGACACTTCCTCGGTTGCTCCCGCTAATCTATCGTTCGCCCTTGCTAATGCGTCCGCACCTTCTTGGGTTTTCTTAAAGAACGCTACTAATGAAGCTAACAACGCAATAAACGCACCGATTGCCGAAGCTTTTAAAACATTATTAAACACCTTCATCGAACGCGATGTCGTTTTAACCGCTCTCGATAATCCTAAATAAGCAATTATAGATTTCTTTTGTTGCGTCTCGTTTGCCTCCGATGCAACTGTATTTGTTACTACTTCTTCCGTCTCGTCTTTAAATGATGAACCAACTATATTAATTACAACATTTAAATTGTTTATTACTTGCGATAAGATCCCCGTTTGATCTACTGCACCCCCAATCGATTCGGTCCAAAGGTTAGTTTCTTTTAACGCCTCTTTTACCTGATCCTTATAATTACCAACCTCTCTTTGTGTTTGACCAACTGATTTGTCGATATCTTTTAGTTTCTGATCTAACGCCGTAACCTCTTCCAATAATTCTTGTGACGCTTGGGTGTTTTCTTGCCCGGCCGCCGCCAAGTTTTTATATTGTTTTCGAAGGTCTCTTAAACGCTTCGATTGTTTGTCGTATTCTCCCGTTAGTCCTTTGTTTTCCTTCGCTTGTTCCTTAACCTCCCTTCTTTGTTTAGCAATTTCCAAACGTAATTCTTCGTTCGCAACCGCTTGATCGTCGGTTAGTTCGATTAGCTTTTGTCTTAACTTTTGCTCTTCCTTCGCTAATTTAACCGCTTTTTTCTTTTGCTCAGTCGCTTGACCTTCCGCGTCTTGTAATTCCTTGTTTGCTTTGATTAGTTTCTCTAATTGCTTTTCAAGTTTTTCCAATTCCGCCTCCTGGTCGTCCGTTGCATCAGTAAAATCGGATGCGGATTTGCGAGTTTTTTCTATTTCGTTTCGGAATTTCTTTTGTGCTGATAAAAAATGCTTTTCTAATTTATCAATCGCGGCGATTAACTTATCAATCGCGCCGTCGTCAATTACTAAATCGGAATATTTAATTGGATTACCTTCGTCCATTCTGTTTCAATTGTTTGTTATTCAAATCAATTAAGATATAAACTTCTTTTACGGTCATTTGTTTTACATCGCGCCCATTTGCGTTTGCACTTAAGGAATGACATAATTCCTCAAATGAACGATCGAACTCGATTTCGTAACTCCCTGACCCGTTGAAAGTTTTAGGCTTTGCCAATGATAACAAATAACGTTCTATCTTATCAGCGACGTCGCTAGGTTCACCCGATAGCAAATCATCGCATAAGGCTAAAATACGTTTTTTTCTGTTAACAAATAGATTTTTACGGTCGAGGTTGTTAAACTTGCTCGGGAAGAATAGACTTAGTTCGGTTTCGAGTTTTTTTTTACCTCGTCGGAAGTGGTTCGAACTTCTCCGATAGTTAACCCCCAACCGGACAACGTTTTTAATTTATCCTCCAAATTAGATTGTGAGAAATCTTTAATTATTTGCCCGTCAATACTTTTTATCAAACAAGCGAACGCCAACCCTGTGACGTTGTTGTTTGTCATAATATTGTGGTAAGTATTACGCAAATTGTACATTTCGCCTAACGCCTCGTCTACCATCTTTTTGCCTAAGAACTGGAATATTTTACTAATCTTAGAATCGAACGCCATAACATCACCGCCTAACTCAGCGTCTAACATAACGTATTTGTTAAACGCGTTAAATCTGCAAAATGGTAATGTATCAATTGAGTCGTAAAACTCGACGTTGTGTTTTCCTAGTTTAAGCATTTGTTTATGATTGGTGCGGATAATAAAGGTACAAACAAAATCCGTAAATCAAAAAACCAAACCAATTCGGGAATAATAAATAAAAACGTGATATGATGAGCAAAACAATAATTACAATCAACCGCCTTTTGTATAAAGGCATTTGGTGAATATCCGCTCATTAACTCCCTAATCCCCCATTTTTCTAATAAAATAATAATGGACCAGGTTAAGCAACTATAAAATATTATGTGTTCTAAATAGTACAATCTTCGGGAATTGTTGTGGTTATGTTAAACTTAAACCCGGCGTATGGGTAATTAAAATATTGCTTTTGACTTAATTGGTCAAATGAATAATTCGCGAAAATATCGTCGATGTCCTCATCGATACTATTTATAGTTAATCGAACACCGTTCGGAATCTCGTTAGTTAGCTTGTTTCTAACGTCTCGTTTTAATTCTTCCGTAAAATAATAGTTGTCACCCTTTGCCGAATCAATCTTTTTTAAATTAACCCAAAAGATAACCCCTAAATCAACATCGTAGTAATTCGTTACGTTTCGAGCAAATTCGCCGTTTAAGGTTTGCGAACCAACTTCGAAAAAACTCATTGCCTGTAAATTATCGTTGAACTCAACCGAATAATATTCGCCCTTTTCTTGATAAACCCACGGTGTTGCAAATTCTACACCTTGACGATTCCCCTTCTTAATATAAGACCTCCCAAAAGAATGAGTTAACCAGGGCATCGAACCGAATAACAATTGTAATTTACCGATAACCGCATCCACAAATACAGGATTTGGAGGAATTGGAACCGTTGGATTTGCGTAACTGCTCATATCTTAATTTCTTTTCTAATTTCTTTTAATAACTCCGGTTTTATTACTATCTCACGAAACAAATTGACGTTGTTTTTAGTCAATCCAAATATTCGTTCCCCGTATCGATCAATTAGCCATTTTGTTTTGCGATCCGTTGCGTTTATTTTGAACTGTTTATCGTCTATAATAACTTCGAATGATTTGTAAAAATCGCCCTCCAGTCTTAAGGTAACCCTATCCGATGGTTGGTTTAATGCTTTTTTCAATCGTTTATAAGGGTTTGAGTATTGCCCCAAACTTTGACCGTCCGAACCGATCCCCTTATCAAACAACTGCTTTCTAGTGTTTAACTCAATTATTTCGTTTGAGTTTTCCTCAACAATCGATTTTACAACATCAACAACGAAGTCGTTTTTAACTCTTTGCATTGTCTTTTTTAATCCCGCAAAAGGTAAAGCCATTTAAACCGATCTTTTTCTAACTCCGTATTTCTTATTACATGGTAAACAAGGCGAATCGATCATGCTAAAATCAAAGTCGGCCGCTTTTACTGCGTCGCTTAATCTTTGCGATAATCCTTTCTCGAAAGTTTCTTTATCCCCTTCTAAATCTCTAATTATCATATCACGCGATACGTTAGACAATCTATTTAAACGCATTGAATGTTTCATATCGTTTAGAATATCAACCGCCACTTGTTTTCCGATTAAATCAGCTAACACGAATTTTTGATCGCAAAGATATTTTGATATGTCACATTTAACCGTAACACCAAAGTTTAACCCAAAATTGTTTGACGGATTATATTGTCTGTCTGTATAGTCGAACATATCCGTTCCGTTTAAATCACTACTAGAAACCTCAATCGGTACAATTCTAACAAAGTCTAAACGTCTCGACCAAACCTTCATTGCGTTTGCTCCACCGCTACACGTATTACATGGACCCTTATACCAATTGAAATCCTTTTTTATAGCTTGTCCAGTTATATCATCCTGGTAATATCCTATGTAAAACAACCCCCCCGAATCATACTCGTTGTTTAAATACGATAAATCGATAACCTCCGACAATGTCAACCACTCCATCGAGTTGCCTTTAGTTGTCGTTCCTGATACTGTTTGAATCGGTTCTAACTGTGAAGTATGATAAATGTAAATTGGTAAGTTTGTTTGTGGTTGTGAGAATTGTAACCCGATTTTATCTATCGTTACTTTAACGCCGTAACTCTGTTTTAACTCAATCTCAACACCTACAAATGACCCATCCGATACGATTGTATCTTGAAACCTTCCAATTCCATCGAAAAGCCTCGAACTATTCAACAACGTTTTAGTCGATTCGTTTAGTTTCTTTTCAATCGAAACTTTTGTAACCGCTTTACTAATTCCCGACGCAACTTTTTCGTTTAAATAATCATTGATTGTTTTATCCTCCGGTGTTGTGTTCGTGATATTCTCAATTGTTAACAACGGATGAAAGTCGTTATAAATTAATCCCGAATCGCTTTGTAATAAATTCGGATCGGTGATTTGTGGAACGTCAGGATTCGCATCGTTTCGCCATCCTAAAAGCGAAACCATACAACTTTGAATAGTACTTGGATCAAACATAAAAAATCGATTTACTCAAATATACGAAAAACAAGCAATTAAAAAGGACAATCAACCTTAACTGGTTTCCTTAAATGTTTTCTTAGTTTTTTATAGTTGTAGAACTTGCCTCTTATTGAATATCCTATCATTCCATTTTTATAAACTTGTTTTATCTTTCGCCCTGTTTTAGAGTTAAAACAAAGTTTATCGTCAACCCAAACGTATTCAGGCGCAAAGTCTAATTCAAATTTTACCGTATAAGTTATTGATATAGTTCTCATTAAGTGGGTGTGAAGGTGTTATTACAAAGACGTTA